GCGCAAGTCGCTACACCGCGATGGGTCGATGATGTATCACGCTATCAGGAGAACGTCGGCCAGATGGGTGAACTGGCCGCGTTCAACAAGTACGTTCTCGACCGCTTTGGATGGAAGTAACCATAGGAGGCCAGCATGGCCCAAGACGAACTGACTGCTGCTCACGTTAGCCCGACACCGCCTACCAACATGCTCAATGTCTTTGGCGGCACGCCGCCGACCACCGCAGGCTTGGCATTTACCGACGATGGCGCGGCGGGTGCGCAGAATGCCGTGGTCGCAGCCAGCAACGGCGCCTTGCACGAAGCGGCTGGCGCCATCACCACTGTTACTGCGGCGAGCGCCAACCCAAGCGCCTACGGCCAGTTGCAGATGATTTCGACGCTGGGCGCCTATACCAGTAACCCAAACGCGGATCACGCATCCGGCAAGGCCCCGTCAGTCAACGCCACGATCGGCTCGCTGGCTCCGGCATCGCCGGTCGGCAATGGCGGCACCACAACGCTGACGGTCACCGGCACCGGGTTCCAGCCCGACAGCGTGGTCAACATCGCTGGTGTGCCGCAGCAGACCCAGTACAACAGCGCGACTTCGCTGGTCGTCCTTAATGCTCCCAAGCGAACCTCCGCCGGTACCTCTGCTATCACTGTCACCACCGGCGCCTACACAACGGCGGCAACCAACTGGACGTTCTCATGAGCATCAAAAGCATCAATGAGCCGGAGGGGCCGGGCAGAACGACGATGGTTCTCCCAGCTTCTATCAACGAGGCGCCTTCACTGGATGGGTTGCCGCCGGACGCAATCCCGACGCCGAATATCGTGGCGCTGTCGCCCAATAACGCAACGCTGGGCGACCCTAGCTTCACGATGTACATCACCGGCACCAACCTGTTCGCTCAAAGCGTTATCGTGTTTGCCGGGCAGAACGAGCCGACGACGCTTAATACCGATGGCACGCTCTCGACCGGCATCAACATGGATGTCTGGCATGGGCCAGACACTGTGCAGGTCAGCGTCAAGAACGGCAGCAAGTCGAGCAACGAACTGCCGTTTACGTTCGCTGAAGCGGCGACGAGGTCGGCGCACAAGCAGAGGAGAGAAAGATGATTGGCGATCCAGAGACACCACCGGACACCACCAACACGCCCGAAAGCATCAACGAGCCGGAAGGATCAAACGTGGTCCCTCCTCCCGAGCAACCGCCACCCGAGCAGGCTCCCGCCTCTCGTAAGGCGCAAATCAGCGATGACGACGATGACGACGAAAGAAGCCCCAAACGAAAAGGCCGGAAATAGCATTACGGACGAGCAATTTACCGCACTTACCGGACTAATCCCCGGCAAGGCATACAATGCGGAAGATATTCCGCGCATACAGGAGGAGGCTATGGCAAAAGGCCTGATGCCCAGACCTCCAAAGCGGGATGTTTCTCGTGAAACAAAAGCTAGTGGAAGTTGAGCCGGGGAAATGGAGATCAGATCGACTGTCGATCGCGCCTGCGCGGTCTGATCTCCCGCGTCCTAACGTCATTAGCGACATCATGGAGCCGACTGAGCAGGTGGATGGCCGATTTTATACCTCGAAGGCGGCGTTTCGTGCCACCGGACGAGCACTTGGACTTACTGAAGTCGGCAACGAGAAGGTCAAGCCAAAGCAAAGGACGTCAGCGAGCCGCGAAGAAAAAGCACGAAGGCGGGAAACGCTGAAAATAGCGCTGGAGAAATATAAGGCGGGACATCGTGCCAAGCACGTCCCCTAAGCAGAAAAAGTTCATGCGGATAGCGGCGCATGACGCCGAGTTCGCTGCAAAGGCTGGCATCAGCCAGTCGGTGGCGCGCGACTTTTACCGTGCCGACAAGCGCCGCGACACGATCAAGAAAGCGATCCGCAAGGTACGAAACGGGAATTGATCTAAATCAATGAGCCAGCCGCTCAGACCGGCACAGGAGGTTTCATGTCCGACACTAACATCACACCACCGGCACCAACATCAGCGCCGTCAGCACCAGCGGCACCGGCACCAGCCACTAACGAGGTGGTGATTGATCCAAACCCCACCAGATCGCCTGCTCCGGTAGGCCCGCAGGCTCCTGAAAAGCCGGTGGGAGATCTCGAAGGCGGTAAAGGTCGACCAGAGAGCCGACGCGAGAGCATCAAGAAGGCATTCGATCGCGCCCGCGATCCAGAGACCAAGGAGATCGCGCCAAAGAAGCGCGGTATGGGCGACAACAATCCGCCCGAGGCTATGGAAACCGATAAGGCCAAGCCTGATCAGAAGGGCGATCGCTATCGCGAGGGCGGTCGTTTCGCCAAGAAGCCGGATCCGGCTGCGGAGGCGCGTTCTCCAGACCAGCAAGCGCCAGACGTCGCAGGTCGTAAGCCCGTATCACCGCTTCCCGAAACTGCGCCCTATAGAGAGCCGCCACCGCGCTTCTCCGAGCGCGGTAAGCAGGAATGGGCAACAGCGCCAGAAAGCGTGCGTGGCGAAGTCTACCGAATGGCGAAGGAGTTCGAGGGCGCATACCGGCAGTACCGTGGCGACCATGAGGAGATGAACACCATACGCCATTTCCACCAGATGGCGGGTGAGCACGGCACGACGCTGGCGAGGGCGCTAAACAATTACGTCAGCATGGAGCAGAAGCTGCGGCAGGATCTCGTTGGCGGGCTGGATGTCATCGTCAATAATTTGAATTTGCGGACGCCCGAAGGCCAGAAGCTGACACTGCGCGATGTTGCCTATCATATCCTGAGCCAGAACCCCGAGCAGCACCGGCTGGTGCAGCAGGGTAACGCGCAGCAGGCGCAGACGCACCAGATTGGCCAGCTTCACCAGATCGTTCAGTCTCTTGCGCAAAACGTGCAGCAGATGCAGACTGAGAAAGTATTCGGTCAGACCCGGTCAGCCGTGGATCAGTTCGCTGACACGCATCCGAGGTTTGACGAATTAGGCAGCGCAATCGAGCAGGAAGTTAATCTGGGTTTCGATCTTGAGACCGCCTACCAACGTGCTGATCGATTGTATCCTTCTAAACACGCGGCTCAGACCCGCAGCACACCGGCTCAGACCCGATCTGACAAGTCAATCCACGGTGCCCCTGACAGTAGCGCCTCAAACGCGCCGTCACGCCGAGGTGACAAACCGATTGGCCGACGCGAAGCCATATCCAACGCAATAAAGCGGGTGAATGGCGGCGTCTAATCTGAGGACGACGCGATGCCTAATATCAATACCAACGCTGCTTATCAGCAGATCCTGTCGATGGCGCTCGAAGAGCGTTCGTCTAGCTACCAAGATCTTGTCTCTAACAACAATGCCTTGCTCGCCGTGATGCGGCGCAAGGGTTTGTGGCAGACTTATTCTGGCCCGCGCATTCGCCAGACGCTGCAAATCGGCAAATCTGTCGCGCAGTGGTACAGCGGTTACGATCAGTTGCTGAACCCAGCGATCGACATCTTCAACGATGCTTATTTCGATCCCAAAATGGTGGTCGTCCCCGTCATCCTGTCCATGCAGGAGATCCTGAATAACGAGGGCGAGAACCAACTCATGGACGTGTACGACAGCTACATCGACGCTGCCGAACGCGCCCTTGAGGATACGATGGACGCCGGTATCTACTCTGATGGCGCCGCCAACGGAGGCAAGCAGATTACTGGCCTCGCTACTGCCGTGCCGATCGTAACCAACACCGGCACATATGGCGGCATCGATCGTTCCAATGCGATCTGGCAGACCAAGACCTATGATGCGCAATCTGCGGTCACCGCAATCGGAACGCAGGTATCGTCAACAACCGTCAGGCCGTTCCTCAACTACATCATGACCAAGCAGTCACGCGGCAAGGACTACGCCGACCTGTTGATCATGTCGCCCGAGCATTACGCGGCCTACGACGCGGCGACTGTCGCTATCCAGAGGCAGACCAACGAGACTTCGCTGGGCAAGCTGGGCTTCTCTTCAGTCGAGTATATCGGTGGCGGCAAGCGTGCCGAGATCGTGCTCGATGGCGGCATTGGCTCCAACATGCCAGCGAACACGACGTTCGGTCTCAACACAGACAGCCTGCGTCTGCGCTATCACCCGAACAGGAATTTCGACAACCTGTTCGATGGTGACGGCATGATGCCGATCGACAAGGATGCCATTGCGCAGTTCATTGGCTGGATGGGCGAGTTGACCATGGTCAACCCGATGTTCAACTGGCGCTTCTACGACAGCAACCCAGCCACATAACTTCGGAGGCAACCCCGAAGAAACTGGAGCCGCTACCGTCACCAGTCCCAAAACAGGTGTCCCTAATCCCCGGTAGCGGCTCCAGACCTTCCCCAATCCCTCAGACGGAGAATTGACAATGCCCATGCGAGACCCAGACGACGCACTCGTGGCGATATTCAAGCACCATGCGATCAAGAACGAAGGAAAAAGCATCAAAGAGGGCCGACCCATTTACGATGACATGGAAATTGTCGAAATCCGTTTTGCCGGTTCGCGGAGTGTGTCGGTGTTCCCAGCGATGGCGTTTTCGCACTGGAAGAATGATCCTGACACCGGCGAGCAAACCAAGGTGACTTACGCCGAGCGGTTCCCTCGCCAGTATCGCCAGTTCAAGGAGCAAACAGCGCAGACCAAGGCCGGTACGCCGCTTGGACATGCGCCGTTTCTCACCGAGGCTCGCCGGGCTGAACTTCGCGCTCTCAACATCTACACTGTGGAGGCGCTGGCACACGTCGACGGGCAGGAACTGAAAAACCTTGGCCACGGTGGCCGCGAACTCAAAAACAAGGCGCAGGAATATATCGCCGAGAGCAAGCAGAACGCTCCCAACATGGCAATGGCCGCAGAACTCGAAGCGCTCAAGGCCCGCAATGCCGTGCTTGAGGATGACGCCAAGGCGAAAGCAGAAAAGAGTGCCGAGCCTTTCGATGACATGACGCTCGACATGCTGCGCGATTTTATTCAGACGAATACTGGGCACGCGCCGCATGGTTCGATCAACCGCAAGACACTCGTGCGGATGGCGACCGAGGCGCAACGAAAGGCTGGCTGATGACGATCCTGTCGGTGGTGAAGGATGTCTGTCTGAGTGTTGGTGTCACCGTGCCGACATCAGTCTTTTCCGGCATCACCGCAGATCGCACCATGCAGGAGATGGTATCTCTCGCCAATGAGATGGCGCAGCGCATTTGCTATGACACGCGCGAGTGGACGAAGCTGAAGGCGCAATGCGTGCTCGTTGGCGATGGCATCAAGACTGCCTTTGACCTACCGGCAAATTTCAAGCGCATGCTGCTCACGGCGCAGGTCTGGCGATCGCCGCAGACTATGGCGCCCATGCTTTTCATTCCAGATGCCGACGAATGGATGCAGCGTCGTATGCGGGGCTATTATGATAGCCGTGGCGAATGGACGATGATGGGCGGGCAGATGCTCATCGAGCCTGTGATGGGTGTGGGTACTACCTCGCGATTTGCCTATCTCACCAAGAACTGCATCGCATTAAGCGGCGGCGGTTTCGGCGAAACATTTCTTACGGATAACGACAGTTTTACGCTCGATGAGCGCCTGCTCAAGCTGGGGATGATCTGGCAGTGGAAGGCTTACAAGGGGTCACCTTACACCGAGGACATGGGCAGCTATGGCGATGCACTCGTGCTCGCCATGGGCAACGACAGCCCGTCGCCGATTATCGTGGGGCGAATGCCTCTGGGGGTTAGCGGCGTTGCCTATCCGTGGCAGGTGCCGACGCCATGAGTGTCCATCAAGCATTCAGACGAGTGCCGGTGCCAGCGCAGGTTCAGGCGAAGTCTACGCCCTACATCATTCCGGCTCCTACGCGCGGTATCGTGCAAAGCGAAAATTACACTTTCATGCAGCCGGGCGCCGCGATCATTCAGGACAACTGGGTGCCGACCATGCGCGGCGTAAAGCTGCGCGGTGGCTTTGTGCGCTGGTGTGATCTGCACGCAGGCGTTCCTGTTCCGGACCCTAGCCGCCTTCCGATTATTTCCGGCTTTGAGTACCTGAGCGCCAACGTCCAGAAAATGTATGCCGCCAACGCGACGACATTGTTTGATGTCTCAGCCGCCACACCGATTATCGTAAAGAGCGGGCAACATTCCGGCAATTATTCTGCCTCGCAGCTATCGGACGGCGCTGGCGATTATCTGATGGTCGTCAACGACGCAGGCGATCCGCCGTTACGTTTCAATGGT